GGCCAAACGAATCCTGTGTCATTGTCATACCTACTGGTGGTGGAAAAACTCTGGTCATGGCAGAAATTATCAATCGGTTTTTTTCTGCTAATGGTGAATGCCGAGGTATGCTACTTAGTCATGTGAAGGAACTTTTGGAGCAAAGCGAAAACACTTGCAACAGAATTGCCGACCAGACAGTAGTATCAAAAAATGATATCGGAGTTTATTCCTCTGGCATGAAACGCAAAGAAGTCAAAAGACTTACTATTGCTGGAATTCAATCCATTCACAGGAAGGCAGACCTGTTTGGAAAGTTAGATTTCATTCTTATCGATGAATGTCATCTGATATCACCGAATGCTGAAACAATGTACCAAAGGTTCATTCAGGCAGCAAAGATAAGAAATCCAAACATTGTCATTGCAGGATTGACAGCGACTCCATACCGATTGCAATCTGGAATCATCTTCGGGCCAGGAAAAACATTCAACAATTGTTGCTATGCCATTGGTGTCAAAGATTTGATTTCCGGTGGATATCTGTCTCCATTGGTAACTGTCGGATACAAGGAGCATCTTGATCTGAAGAAAGTCCGTGTTCGTGCCGGAGAATATCTTGCATCGGATTTGGATCAAATACTTGAAAACGAATCCCTTGTAAATGCATCGGTTGCTGAAACCATACACAAAGCTGTGGGCCGTAAATCCATCCTTGTGTTTGGTTCATCGATTCGTCATGCGGAAATCATTCTTGATTGTCTGCAAAAAAACGGAGAACAATCATGCGAAATGATTACCGGAGAAACAGTAACAGCAATCCGTGATTTTAAGATTCGTCAGTTCCGAGAAGGAAAAATCAAATGGCTTGTAAATGTTGCTGTATTGACAACAGGGTTTGATGCACCATGCACCGATTGTGTGGTTGTCATGCGTCCAACCTTGTCTAAGGGATTATGGTATCAAATGGTTGGTCGTGGCTTTAGATTGAATCCTGGCAAAGAAAATTGCCTTATATTGGACTTCGGAGAAAACGCTCTGAGGCATGGATGCATTGACCAAATTGAGGTCGATGGATATGGCATTGAGAAGCCAGCACCAAAGGTAAAGAAATGCCCATCTTGTGCATTTATACACAGAATCAATATCCCAATTTGTCCATCTTGTGGATATTTCAAACCACGAGAAGAACGCAATGAAGTGCCAGCTAAACTGTCGGCAACACAAACCGATGGTGAAATTATCAGTGGAATGAAGGTGCGTGAGTTTCAGATTGTCTCAACTGTGTATTCTATTTATAAAAAGAATCCTGCTGCTGATCCATGCATCAGGGAATCTCATGAAACCATGCAGGGAAATATTATTCAATCTTTTCACTCATTACGACATGGACTCGAATATGGATTATGGAAATGGCTTAAATCCATTGGTTGCCGAAATATACCTGATCATCATTGGCATCTTGATAAAACACTCTTGCAGAGTCAAGAATGGCTCGATACATTACCACGACCAACATCCATCAAAGCACATAAAAATGAAAAGGGGTACTGGTCGATTGACCAGTATACATTTCTAGCATCTGAATTTTTTGTGGGAGTAGGGCCGAAAGGATAAAACCCTACCCCCTTGTTGCGGGCAGGAAGCAGACCCGCAAAATTATTTTAATATTTTTTGCTTCCAAATCATAGGGGAAAGAAATGGAATCAATCAGGGATGGTGCGATTAAAATTCGTGAACAAGGATTGTCTGTTTTCTCGACCAAAGTGGATAAAACTCCTGTAGTCAGAAAAGCAAATCGCATCGTAGAATTGCGTACTAATTTGCCAACTAAGGCAGATATTGATCTGGATTTCTCCCATGCTAATGTCGCAGGGATTGCTGTAAATTGCGGGCCAGTAGCTGGCCAAAATCGTGACCTAGAATGTCTGGACATTGACTGTCCAATACTTGCCAAACATTTCATGCAAGATTTGGAAGTGTCCAATAAATATCTTCACGACAAACTAACAGGATGTGTGGAAGAAACTCCAAGCGAAGGATTGCACATCTTTTACTATACTCCGATTGGAAAATCCAAATGTCGTGAATTAGCCAATATGTCATCAGATCGTGCAAAAGCTTGGCTAACAGAAGCAAGAGTAAGAGGTTCCAAGAAAACAACCGCACCACCACTTATTGAAACCAAAGGAGCCGGTGGATATGTTGTAGGATTTTATTCACAAGCGATATCGAAGATTGATGGAATTATCAAACCATACAAAATGCTTCATGGTGGAATATCAACCATCCCTGAACTAACCAATAGTGAACATGAATTTCTAATGGCGTTTTCTCAGTCTTATGATGAAAAGTCCGTCAAGAAATTCAAAACAGTAAATCCAGAACCAATCTATCGTCATGAGGTAGACAAGAAAACAGCATTAGAGCAATGGCGAGTTGAAACACCATGGACTGAAATACTTCCTGATTCATACAGGATTATTGAGGTAAGACCTGATTACTTTATCTGTTGGCATCCAGATTCATCAGACATGAAAACTCCAAACGCATTGTGCGGAGCAAAAGCTGGTGGAATGGACAGATATTGGTCGTTCAGTCCAAATGACTGGAGATTGCCATCCAATACTCCGTTGACCAAGGATTATGTGTATTGTGCATCAAGAGGTTGGGTGGCCGGATCAAAGGAATGGAAATCATTCTATTCACAAGTGTTCGACAAATATTGCACAGCAAGACAAGAAGATTTGCCGGATGAATCACGATGGGATTTGATTTCTGAAGACAATAAAAAAGCAGATAAGAAAATAAAAGTTAAAAAGCAAATGGACATTGTTCCAGATGAGTCTATCGACTTTCCTGGCTGGATTAATTCTTACATCGATTACTGCATGAGAAATGCACTTTACCCAGAGAAAAGAATCGCTGCTGCATCCGCACTTGGTATGTTCTCCGCATTGGTTGGACGATCAGTCATGGGGCCAGGTGAATTAAAACTTAATCTTTACATGGTTATCTTGGGCCTTACTGCAAATGGAAAGGACTATCCAAGAAAACTTAATGCCAGAATATGTATGGAGATAGATAGTGGTGACTTATTGTTAACAAAGGTTGGTTCTCGTGAAGGTCTTGAAGAACGAGTCATGCAAGGCCCAAAGTTTCTCATGGCAGACGAGGGTGCATTCGATCTTGAGAAAGTAAAAAATGGAGACACAAGATACAACGATGTCATGGGTTCCATGCTAGAATTGTTTACATCGAACTATATCAAACGCAGGGTTCGAGCAGGTGAAGATCAGGAAGAAAACTTTATCAGATATCCATTTCTTTCCGTCATGACATCTTCAACTCCAGAGGAATACTTTAAGGCATTAAGTCCAAAGGTTATCCGATCAGGTTTTTATAATCGTTTATTGATTCTTCAAGCTGCCGTTCGAGGAAGAATGAATGTGCATGGAATGTGCAGCAATGAACCAATACCAAGAGAACTTGTGGAAACTGCTGCACGACTGATAGCCATGAATGAAAACATGGTTGCCGGAGGTGCTAGAGCATTTATTGAGGAAAACGGAATTGATGAATTTGGAAATGAACCATTGAACAAAGTTGAAAATGAACCACGCATCTTGGAATTATCCGATGACGCATTGGAGTTTTTCCAAGAAGAAGTTTGGAAAAATGATGACCTGTACAGCGAATATCAAAAGAAAGGTGAAGAAGAAAAGGCAGCATCTTGTGCAAGACTTCCAGAACAAGCTTTGAAAATATCTTGCCTGTGGGAGTTGAGCAGGGATATCAGGGCAACTCATATAAGTCTTGAAGCGATTATGTCTGGATTCAAATTTGTTCGTGAGGTGAACCAGAGACAGACCGCAAATACAGTCATGGTTTCTGACACAAAGTTTGGAGAAATCACAGACAAGCTATTGAAGCTAATAGAAGAAAATTCCACAGATATAGACAATGGTAATCATGGCATCAAAATGAAGGATGCTAAAAGAATCCTTAGAAAAAACATTACACATGGGCAATCTGTTGATGACGCAATCAGGTATTTGCAAGATTGCGGTGAAATCACAATCAAAAAGACAAGGGATGCAAATGGTCACGGAGAAATGTATATCACTACAGGTGACCAACAATCCTCTCAACCCCAACCTTCGGAACCGCCAATAATGAAAGGTTAAAAGCATCAGCCAAGTCTGGAGAGTGTTTGAGCCTTTTCTTCATTCCGTCTTTAGATTCAACCACTCTTCGGCCAATTGTGTCAACAATATAGGTAGGAGTTCTTAGTTCCTCCATGATTTTTTCACGCAGATGAAGTGGCAGACTGGAGATTGAAACTTTCCCCTCAATCGCCAGTTCTGCTGCTTCGAACCACAAAGCAGAACGCATATTCGGAAATTCTCTCCATCGGCTTGCTTCACCAGATGAATTGACCCCATAGAAAAGATAATCACCACGATTATCAACAACGCCACCGCCCACACCACCTTCATCGATCAAAACTGGAATCCTATATCTAGGCTGATGCACTTGTTCATATTTAGTGCAGTATTCTTTAATCTTTTCAGCAAATTCTTTCGTGGACAAACCACGAAATTCTCTGGCATCCACTATGTTTGGCCCATGACGAACCACAAGGCAACTGCGATCATCACCGAAACGAGCAGGGTCAGCACCGATTTGCACAAGCCATTGTGGATTAGTATTGATCGGTTCGAGTATTTGTTTAAGGGCAATAGCAGACCAGACCGAGTTGATGGCTTTACTTGGGTATCTTCCAAGGACTTGCACATCGAACAATGGGTCTTCGACCATGTACCCTTTCCCTTCAAATTCAAAATATCCTGGCTCGCTCTCTTCACCTTCCATGGATGATCGGCATTCATTTTTAATCCTTTGAACAACATAGTCATAGTTGATCGCACCTGGAATCACATCCATTTTGTTGACAACATTCGGGTGATCTAATGCAGACAAGTGGAACAATCTCCATTGCGGGTCTTGCTCCGCAAAGTATGCAGGACTGGCAGCATCATATGGATTGAAGATACAGAACCATAGACAATTATGTTTGCTGGCTGAGAGCATGGATTCTGC